ATCTCTTCACCACCTTCTTCTTCGGGAACTTCTTCCATTCCTTCTTCTGGTGGTAACTCTTCCTCGGATTCCTCATCACCGAGTTCTTCTGGAGGCATGTCATCTTCTAACTCAGGCTCATCCTCAAGACCCTCTTCAGGAGCCTCTTCAATGTCACCGTCCGCAAGGGCTTTTTCCGTGTCAACCTCGTCGGTTACTTCGTCTGCAATATCCTGAGCATCCGGCCCTCCGATCCCAGCTTCCTGGTCACTATCCATTGGGTCAGGAGCACCTAAGGGATCTTCTGCCTCTGGCTCTTCTGGAATCTCTTCCGCAGGGCTTTCCATGGGTGCCCCTTCAGGGGCGGGAGCGTCTTGCATTTGATCTGCGACATTATCGACTGCCGGACCTAACATCTTCAAGACTTGCCCAATCTTACCGAGATCATCGGCCACTCTAGAAAAGTCCATGTAGTCCATCAAGCTAGTTTCATTCAAGCTCTCAGTGTAGTCGGACTCAGTAAATACTTCATTCAGGAAGTCGGCGAGGTCAATAGTCTCAGCACCATTCTTGACCTTTAAAGATCTTGCAAGCTCCGTCAGAGTCTTTCTGATAAGCGAATCCTTTGGAGCATACTTAGCTATTTGACTGATTATTTCAGACTCAGTCAAAGCTAAAGTTCTAAAGGTAGGAACCTCGCTCAACTTGCGAACATCAATACCATACTTCTCGTTCAATATGTTTAAGACGTATTTCTTAACAGGACCCTTCATCTCAAAGATCTTACTGGAGAAGGAGTTAACCTCCCGTCCAGTAGTTTTTACTTCATTCATTGAAAGAGCATTTTGAATTAAGCTAGAGATTTGCTTTTTAGTAGCAAGAGCGAAATAAGGGGATTCCGAAACTACCTGTGCAACTTGATGTCTCAGATCTTCTTCGTTGTTTTCAAAGATCATCGAAGCTAAATCTTGAATACTGTTGTTGGAAACCCAGATAGTATCAAAGCTTTCCTTGGCTTCGAGAAGCTCCTTTTGAATTAATTCCTTTCGGCACAGGTGCTCGTAAATACTGGACTTGCCGATAGTTACTACTTCAAATTTCTTATCTTCTTGAATCTGCTCCACAGTCTTTTTAGGCAAATCAAAGGAGGTGGAAACCAAAGCTGTGAGCTTCATCCCATTCTTAATACCAGAAGATTGGATCGCGTCCTTATTCTCCCTAAGAAACTCTACAAGCTTATCTTTGATTTCGTTTACTCTTTGGAACTCCTTAGAAGACACAATCTTGTTCTGTTCACCAAATCTAGAAACCTTTTCTTGGAGCCTACCTTTAACTCTATCGTAGGATAACTTAGTTTCAAACATTGAAAGAATCTTGTCAAACGAGCCTTCAGCAGTTTGATAATCGTCTTCAAGAAGATTAGAAAGCAAGTTCATTACTTTACGATCAGCAGCTTGCTCAAAGATCTTTTGATCTTCAATGACAGAGGCATCCTCCACCATTACTTTAGTGATCTTCAGGGTAGGACTAAAGGAATACTTTCCACTAATAACAGACCCATTCTCCGTTAGGTAAGTAACAACACCATCCTCAACATTGAACAACTCTACGTTCTCTCTCAGTGTTCTAGCTAAATAGTCCCCAATTTTAATAAGGTTGCTGAACTCTTTTCCACGATTTTCAATTAGATTAGTTAACATGACTTAAAAACTCATCAAAATTATTTAGCAGAGCGATCTGTTGGCCTGCCGTTAAAATGCTCTTGATCCCCTATCTGCTCCAGTAGCATTAGAAGCTCATCATCACACCCAGCCTCTAAAGCCAGTTTTTTCATAGATTCAATATCAAGGGATTCTGCCTGTGTTGGAGGTATATTTTCAGCAGATTCCATAGGTGGACCAGGAGGTTCGCCCATACCAGGATCCATAGGAGGTGCCCCACCCATCATAGGATCGCCGCCCATCCCCATTGCCATTGCAAAGGCGGGATCTTTCTGATCTTCTTCCAAACCCTTCTTAGCCTCTTCAATTTCATTGTCAGACATTTGGTAGTAATCCTTGTAAATTTTCTCCATAGGAAAAATACTAAGTCCTTTAACAGCCTGGACAACCCTCGCTTTCTGCTCATCGGTATCCAACTGTCGCTTCAATGCCATATCAGAAGGAGCAGGTAATTTAATTTTTAATTTAGATATTAACGTAGAGGGGAAACCCTTTAACATTAAGTGTCTCTTAGCAATAGTCTCTAACCCAAGCTCTAAAGACTTTTGAATTCTAGTGATAACTCTAGCGAACTTAACGTCAAGTTGGGATAGGTTTGCTTTACGCTCAGGAGATTGATCTTTTTCGACAATGTAATCCTTAGGAATCTTTAAAGCAGCTAAGAGCTTATCTCTAAAGTATTTAACATCGTCAACCTCACCTAAGTTATCTGCCCCCTGAAGTGTATCAATCTTAGTGCCAGAACCCTTTCCGTTCACAGCAATATAAAAATCTTCATCAGCCGCGAGTGCATTAAAGTTCTCTTCTATGTTTCCTGTCTGAGCGTTGTAGCTCTTCCGCTTCTTGAACTTATCCATCTGCTTCTTAATGTGCATCTCAGCTTTAGAGGCAGGCAAAGAACCAGTATCAATGTAGAAGATACGACGCTCAGGAGCACGCACTAGACGATAGATAAGCATTGCATCTTCCATCATCTTAAGACTCTTATAGGTTACTCTAGCAGCGGCTGCTACTGATTTACCATAAGGATAGTGAGTAGGGTCAGAAGTGTGTAGACGGAAGTGAATGATCTGCCCAGGATCAAGGTTGATCATCTGAGAGTCATCTAGGTTAGGACCAATAGAGCCATAACTAGTCCAGTCATTCGTTTTTGGAATTTCTTGCAGGAATTGCTTTAAGTAACCAAACTCATCTTCAACTCTAAAGATGTAACTCGGGTTAAGAATCTTAATACGTTGAATACCTCTTTTAGCGTTGTTAAGATCGATGATGGTCTCCAAAAAGATATCACCATACTTTACAGTGTTTCTAGCAATGTCCCAAAGGTAACGACCCATGTTAACCTCTTCAAACATGCTGGCGACTTCTGTTTTAGACATCTCATCATCAGTTACAATATTCCAAGGAGTGCCATCAATATTCTCTTGCGTGCAGTCATCACTGTAAATATCAAAAGCAGAAGATATTTCAGGATACCCGTCCATATCCTCATACTCCTTATATCTCTTCTTCCTATCGTGCTCTACTTGAGGTAAGATTGGGTAGAAAGTTTTCTCATGCCCAAACTCAGAAGGGATCTTAATTACTTGGTTAGATTGAACCGTGTCGCCCTGTAAAGGCTTAGGTTCAGAAACTCTCCTTTTAGAGATGGGATCTACGTATTGATCGTCCTTTACATTCTCTACTTCTCTAGCAAAGAACTTTTTAAAGAACCTACCAATCAACCCATAGGACTTATTATATGGAGCCTGTGGATTGTCAAACTGGGTGAACCCTTCCGCACCTTCTCTTATTTTCCGATCAGCCATTTAATGTTCTCTTCTGTTAAATCGTCCGTTGAGGTCTTTACCTTATATGTATACGCATTCTGAACTGAGGGAGGCACATAAGAAGTATCTTCTGTCTTTTCAATGTAGGTATTTCCTCTTAATGAATTAAAAATGTTAATCGAAGTTGCAAAAGACATAATAAGATCATCATGGCAGTTAGTATCGGGCTTAACCTTGCCTGTATCAGGATCTATAATGAAAGTTAACAGTTCATCTACTAGCCTTTCAGAATTAACTAAAACCCTCCCAGACCTGATATTATGCTCCATATCAGCCAACAGAGTCTCTTTATTCTTCTGCGTGATCATCATTCCAATCTCACGCTTATCATCCATCACTAGATTCTCATACTCTAAATCCTCTTGTAGGAAGTAAATTAAGTTGTTACCAATTCCATTTCTTTCGGGGCATACAAAAGCAGTATTGTAAAGACTTGCTTCATCTGCTATAATCTTAGCGAACTCATTGATGGGGGTTCTGTTGGAGTAAAATTCAGCAACCTGCTTCCCATTGTAAATGTCGATAATATGGAATGCTGAATAATCCCTGTCACGACCGATGGAGGGGTCAGCAGCCAAAACATACTCATGATTAGGGATTGGGTCTTCCCATATACGCATTCGGTTGTTATACTTGATCCAATAATCTTTGTTACAATTTTCTTTCAAACTGCGTAGTATCTGACCCTCAATGTAGGTATCTCCAGTGCCCAGGAACGAGCATTCATATTCCTGTTCCCATTCTTTGAAGCTGTGCTTCTTTCTTGTTCTCTCCTCCCAATCATCTACTCTTAATGGGGGATCTTGCTTCTCCATCTCTTTGTAAAGCCATTCATACCCTGGATGCCGCTTGTACTCTGGGTGATCCTGCCATTTAATATCAATCGAATGAAACCCGTTATCCCCTTCAATGGCTTGAGAATACATTTTGTGGAACCAGTTACCAGTGCCGTTTACGGTGGATAAGCATACAACACGACCTCCTGTAGAAGTCGTTGGACCAACTGCTGCCCAAATCGTATCGATAAATTCAATAAAGGCAGCCTCATCTAAAATTAAAAGAGAAGCAGATATTGAACGACCGGATTGCTTACCTGAAGCTTTTGACTGGATGGAGGAGCCATTTTCAAACTCTAGCGTATGATCATTGTTTTTCTTTGTTGTAGGTCTAAGCCATATAGGTAGTTCCTCATACATGATCTTTACCCTGGCGATAACTTCTTTTGCTTCCGCATCACCCTTGGAAAGGACTGCGACTCTTTTATTTGGATTAAAAATACAGAAATGAAGAGCATACGCAGCCATTAGGGTAGTACAACCAGCTTGTCTAAACTTTCTAAGGATCGTGAGTCTATTGCTTTGGAACTCGGTTAAAATCCTCTGTTGAAAAGGGTAAAGTTTAAAGTTAACTAACCCTAGCATTGGATGCACAACTTTAATGTAGTTGCTCGTGAAATATTCACAACTTTTGGAACATTTCTCAAATTCATCTTTGATTCTTTGAATATCTTGGCTATTATAATTCATATTTAAAAATGATCTACTTTAGTGTATGTACGAGAAAACAAGAGAAACTAAGCAATACTCTACTTTCACTATTTGATTATAGTAAAGATATCAGCGTGCCTTGGATCGCTACTGATGCCCCTTCAATATACGAAGGTCACAAAAGAAATATTGATTCAATATCTTTAAAGGATGACGATATAATTGTCTTTCTACATGATGATGTAGAGATCTTGTCTTCCCCAGATAAGTTTAAAAAGTATATTGAAGTCGCCAAAAAGCCGGGAGTAGGATTCGTTGGAGTTGCAGGAGCAGCTAATTTTACCAGAAACGGTGGATGGTGGAACTCCCGTCAGACAAACGAAGCTAGAGGATTTGTATGGCAAGGTAACGATGACGTTACAATGAGACCAAACTACTTTGGACCTCCAGGTCAGGTTGTTGTTCTTGATGGGTGCCTATTCGCTGCTACGTATAAAACCATCAAAGAGGTTGGATTAGACCAACCAGATTACTTAACTAGTGGTTGGGATTTTTACGACATCCATATGACCTTTTTAGCACATTATAAGGGCTATTCGAACTATGTTGTTCCTATAATGATCAGACACGAATCTGACGGACAAATGCGAGAAGGATGGTATAAGTCTAAAGATGAGTTTATGAAGAAGTGGGGGCGAGATATTCCCACTAGAGTTTTAATGGACAAGACAAACGGATTACCTGAATGAGCGACTTAGCATTTATTTTAGTATGGGTCATGGCTGTTTTTGGCATGACAACCATAATCGTTAATAGCACGATTATGAACCCTGTAAGGGACTTTCTTGGAAACTTCCCATTACTAGGAAAGCTAGTGAATTGTTTCCTATGCACTAGCTTTTGGGTGAGTGTATTTTGGGCAACACTTCATTGGGACCCCTTTCACCAGTTCGATACTAATGCATTCTTAAGCGCATTGTTTGCGGGATGTGTGGGGTGTGCCTCTTCTTGGATTATATACTTAAAGGTATATCCATTAATGCAAGACAAGTAGTCAGCAGCCACCAGAGCAGTTAGTTACAGGACGAAGTCCAAATTTAATCTTAATAAGCATTATTACCTCCAATATTATTTATGGAAGAACGATACCCTAAGACTTTTTTTATTGACATTGATGGGACTTTACTTTACCATCTCAATGCGTTCAGTGATATAGTCCATACAGATAACATACCTCCTCTTCCTGATGCTGTAGAGAAAGTATCAAAGTGGCACTGTGAAGGGCATACAATCATCATTACAACTGCCCGACCAGAGTCCCTGAGAGGGCGTACAGCCAAACAACTCGACAATGCAGGCATAGTGTATGACCAGCTAGTTATGGGCCTTACAAGTGGCGTAAGAATACTTATAAACGACTACGTTCCTGATACCCTTTGTAAGGCTAAAGCAAGAAATGTTAGACGTAATGTTGACGGGTTATCCAATATAGACTAAATATAGGTGTTATGTTCAAAACTATTCTAAGTGTAATTTTCTTAGCAACCATCCTAGAAGCTCATGGAGGGCAGTATCGCGGACCAGGAGACGTTGTACCTCCTGGTGGCGGCAGAGGTCGCCCTACTGGTAGTCCTACTGGTCCTACGACTGGTGGTCCTGCTGGTCCTAGGTCTCCAAGAGGTGGTAGGGGTCCTGTTACTGGGGGTCCCGCTGGTCCTTCTAACGGTGGTCCTACTGGTCCTACTGGTCCAAGAGGTCCGGTCACTGGTCCTGGGGGAGGTCGTGGAACTTCCTTGTCAGATGACCTTACTAGGTGGTCTTTTTGGTGGGAGTTCAATAAAGATCCTTTCATTCGATTGAGAGAGAATCTTCACTATGGAGGTCCTCAAACAGGTTCTGACGAATTTTACTTAGGCAATACTAGGAAAAACACAAAAAACAGTCTAGCTCCTACCAAAGAGGATAAGATTAACATTCTTGCGACGTTGCGTAGAGCGATGAAATCCACTAACAATAGGGATATTATCAGTGCTTGCATGGTTGCGATGGCTAAGGTGGGTATGGACCACCCTGAGTTCAAGCTTAAGGACGTATTTACACCTTACTTGAAGTCCAGTAATCAAGAAATTAGAGAGACTGCTGCACTCGCTTTAGGTATCGCCGCCCAGACTGAAAGTGATGAACTTGATATCTTAATCAAGTTAGCGATGGGTGAAGAAGTAAAGTAGCAAATTGCTCCATTAAGTGTAGATACTAATGGAGCAATTCTATGAGAATATTCCCTAAAGGTCTCAGGGACGATTTAAAGTCCCTTGAGAATTCTTTGAGTTTGTTGGTTACGATTACGAATCCAACAGTAAAGTGGTCCGGTATTCCTAAATCTGAAATAAAGATTCTAAAGGAAAGGATGGTTCTCATAGATCATGCTCTAGATGAAATCTATAGCAGGTTGAACAACTATGAAGTTGGCTAGTTTATTCTTCGTTCTTTTTTTAGTATCTTGCCGCACTCCTGATAGCGTAGGAATCGGTGCCAATGCCTCTCAATTTGACATGTTGGGATATAATTCCGATACGTTTCTTGATAATCAAATGGGAAACGGGTTTGGAATGAGTGTTTGGGCCGAGTGGCAAATCGGTAAAAAGAAGATTGATTTCGAATGGCCGGATAAGCCTGCATGGTATATCACGGGAGATAAGCCACCAGCTACTACTACAGTTATACTACCCGATAAGAAAGAGGATAAAGAAACTAGTATAGGTGAGGATCTTCACGGTATTACTAAAATGACTAAAACCATGAGATCCGAAGAGCTAGTATTCTGGTTATTCGCTCTTATAGTTCTTGCAGGTTTAATTGTAGGTGTGGGTCCAAAGCTTCTTCACTTATGGAAAGACAAGAAGGATTCCAAATGAGACTGGGAGAAGACTGGATGATGGAAGAAGATATTTCCATGATCGACATCCTTTTCATGAGCGGTATCGAAGAAGATTAGGTATAATCATACCATGGAAACGCTATCCTTAGTAGTTGATTGTGCAACCCTTGCATTTGTAACGATTTGCATGGCTCTTTTAATAGAGATCGCAAACAGCGTAAAAAAGAATGCAGGTAACGATAAAAGATTCGATAACCTTTACAAGAAAAGCTCATGCCCTCCCAAGAAATCAAAGATAAAGTTATTCAGAAGATTTGGAAGAAAGCTACTCAAGAGACGCTCAAACTAATTGAAAAGCATTCAAAGATCAGTGAGATTTCGGCAAACCACATACAAGCCATGTTCGTGCCGAAATTTTATAGAGATGTTAAAAAGAGATGGGAAGAGACTGATAAGATTTTAGAGGGTCATATACCTTTCCCAATAACTTTCCAGGATATAATCAAAACAATAGAAGAGAGGGATCATCATCCCAACCCTTAGAGGCTATTATACGGTATGTCGTCTTTAATTTTAGAAAACCAATCACCTTTTGCCCGTCAACATTGGGCAACTGTTACTGTCCCTAGCACTTTAGGTAAAATCTTAAATGAAGAATGTAAATTTGTTACATCTACTGGAATGGAGTGGCGAGCCGTAAAAGGCAGGACAGTAGGAGCAAAGACTACATTTAGAATTTTTGCAGACATAGGAGGCAAGGAAAAGGTAAAGGGAAATTTAATTAATTCTCCTATATCGCCTAATCCAGATGAGATCCCTGCCTTCACACCGCATAAATGGGTTACGGATGATTTAGAGGCTTTGATACCTTCTATAAGTAACGCTAATTTTTCGGAGCAGTTTCTGGAAGCCCCAACCTTAATTGATTCATCCCCTGCACACCAGAGATGGCATATTAAGAAAGCAGATAAGATCCGTGGTTTAATTTTTGAATTTTGGGCAGACATCTTCCATAACGATCCCGTGGTTGAGGCTAAGGGTAAAATCGTATGGAGTGATCGAACCGATCCAAACCCAAATCGTGTATTTCCCGCAGGAACTCTTATCTTAGAACTTGGAGAATTTTTTGTATTAGATTTTGATAAGAAAAAAGGCATGTCATCGGCTGTTAAATCTCATAGTAGTTCTAGATGGAAAGCTACTCTCAACGATAAGGAAATTACTTTAAATGATGGTGCCGGAATTCCACTAAGCCTTAATATTCTTTGCTTTACTGAAGAAGAAGTGGATACCCATGGGGACCCTGAAGACATCACAAACGAAGACGTAAAAGGTATTCTAAATCTTCAAGCAGGGGCTTTAGGATCTATTTCTACCTTGTCTTTAGATTGGAAAGACAAGTGGACATCAAGCGATAATATCCCCAGAATAAGCCACCCTTCAATTATCTTGGAGCACATGTCAGAAGACCTTCAAGAGTGGGAAAGTTCCTTAGAAGTGAACACAGGGCTGTTTGGCCCCTCTAAATTCGGTATAGGTAAGAACCCAGGACAAACAGGAAACCAAGATGACTTTGGAGCTACAAAAGGGACCTATATCACTTCCTTGAATAATTTAAAATTTATCTCAGTATTTCAATATGCAGCATACACAGAATTATTCAGGGGCGTTAATCACTACGAAGAAGATGGAACTCCTTTAGATGTTGATAAGCACCCTAACTGGACTACATGGAACTGTAAAACACATAATAGCGGTAGCGATAAATTAGGTAAGACTTGGTATGCTCCTCCTGGAACAGGTTGGAATGGCTATGATGATCAGCACCGATCTCAAAATACATTTGCAGCGTATGCAATGCTTACTGATGATCCTTTGATTGACGATCAGATAGCGCATTACCTTACAACAGACAGGGCTTGTTACAGGGTAAAACACCCAAACAATGGACCAGGGGCTTCAAGGGCACAGGGAAGGCAATTGCAAGCATGGTCGCAAATGCTTAAATTATCTTACGATCCAAAGTGGAAAGAGATAATTGATATCAGAATCAATGCTATTGCTAATAACCCTCCTCTAAACATTGAGAACGAAATGAAAGTGCTTGCATGGAGGGGTCCTGATGGTAGAAAGCTAATATATAAAGATGGTGAACTCACAAATTCTACAAGCATGTGGGAGCATGGATTAGCAGCGGTGGGCCTTTACAACCTATACAAGCAGCATCCTACTGAAGATGTAAGAAAGTCCTTAACCATTGTATGCGAAACCCTTTTAAAGTTTGGCTACTTTGTAGACAACGAACTTTATTACACCGTTGATGATGTGGCTTACGACAACGGTAACGCACCCTCCAAAGGTATGAATGCTTTGAACGTATGGAATGGTCAAGGAGAGAATCCAAAGACTCAACAAATCGTTGCTAAACCTTATGTTGGAGGCACAGGGGAATGGACCTTTGCAGGCATCCTAACTGCAAGAGAGTTTTTAAATGTATTTAATGAAGATTTAAATACTTACATCGACTCTCACACAGGCCGTCAAGAAGCATTTACAAGATTCCATGCAGAATGGTGGGCGACCGTTAAAAAAATATAAATAACATTCTATCTCAACTTCAACGCCGGGATTTTCTAGACGAATTAAAGTTTCGTTTTAGTTTTGTAACCGAAGGATGCTCGGCAGGAGGCGTGCCCGTCGGACCCGGTATAAACCCTGACGCTGTTCGTCTAGCCCTACGACCAGCAGCTTCCGCCTTTTGATCTCCCCCAGAAGCGTTCATTATTATCTTGTCTCCCCGCGCCCTATTTTCTGGAGTTTGATAGCTTGGATCACTTCCTTCGATGGATCCAACTTTTTTTCCTGTTTTAACAGTATCCCTTTTATCGCCGGGAAAGCGATTTTCCTCATCCAAGTAGTTTAAAACAGCGTTTTTAATTTGTTCTTTAAATTTAGTCTTATTTTGTTGAGGTAAGATAGTTCTTCTATTTTTAGGATCCGAAACGCTTCTATTCCTTCTTCTTTCTGCGGTTGCTTGTTCTGCTGGTGTTAGTTTCTTACCCTTAGCAAGTTTGTCCATTGTTGCTCTTGGTGGCTTGTTCGTCTTATCATACCTATCTACTACAACTCCCCCAGTTTTTGAATCCTTCTTAAGGATTGTAACCCTTCCGTCATTAGCTTTAGAATTTACGTCAATGGTGTTGCCATCTTCGTCATAAATATCGCGCTCGCCTCTTTTCTCAGCAGCCTTCAAAACACCTTGAGCGGTAAATTCTTTTAAAGCAATTTTAAAAGCTTCTGTAATGTTTTCTTTTAATAGGTTACGGTCCATGCAATTATATAGGATGCAACGGGACTCCAAAAAGTATATGATTCTTTTTTATGGGACTCCTAAAGTATCTGATTCTTTTTCATGGGACTCCTAAAGTATCTGATTCTTTTTTATGGGACTCCAAAAAGATTAAAGTGGGTATATTATATGAAGAGGAGTGTATGGGGGTCGGCAACCGATGGGTTCCCTTTTTCAAACGTCAAATTCTCCGGTGGCATCATACAACATTCTTTTGTGCTTTCTAAAGTTTGCAGCCCCAAAAGCCGATAAGTAGGTATAATGGGAAGCATGAAGAGTAGTTATCAAGTCCAAGAGGCAATCGTAAAGCTCAACAAGGCATTCCCCGAAAGCAAAGGCAAGACCCCTGCATGGGCGCACCTAGAAGTTGCAACCAACTTCGACGACAAGTTGCAGGACATCTGCAACAAGGCTGGCATTGCGTTTGATGATCTGCTAAAGATTGCAGATCTTTACACTGGCGAGTCTATTATTGGCTTGGTATAATGAATAGCATGACGATTTACGAACGCGAACAATCCAAGAAGATGGCAGCAAGACTCCTTATGAGGCTAGTTGATAAATACGCTGATGCGGCAGTCAAAGCAGCTAAGTTCGAAGCGTCCCATGCGTGTGATCTCTTGGGCGAGCTATCCTCCATGTGTGATGAAGAAAATGATGCCTACGAACGCTTAGAGAGGTATGTTGGAGATTGCATTTTGCGCGACATTTACTAACCTAAACCCTTGTGAATAAAGGGTTTACGGCCCTCGGGGCGGCCCCGCCGCCCTAAGTCCTTTATTGACAGACACTTAC